TTGATGATCCCCATGCCTATGGTTACTACCTATACGACGAGGGCGGGGACTACGAGCATACGATCCAAATATCGCGAATGCTTTGCGGCCATTTTATGACCGTCTTTAGGGTGCTATGCCATGAATCCGTCCACATGAGTAGATGGGCGCACGCCAGGGAACGATGGAACCATCACGATAAAGTGTTCAAACAGAGGTGCAAGGCCGTGGCCGATGAGTTTGGCCTGGACCCATTAGAGTTATGATAGATACAACTGGTTTTACATCACAAGTCCGGCTACCGGAAGGGGGTAAGATCGTCCCTTTTTTCTACGGACACCTTGCTTTGATGAATCTTAATGAGCATGATCTCGATTCCAGGGCGCATATTCCGGACTGGCTGGACCGATTAAAGAATCAAACCCACATGGGGCCATCGTTTACTGGTCTCTATTACGGCAAACCCATGCTTTCGTTTGGTATTATTCCGATTTGGCCAGGGCTTGCCGAGGCTTGGATGATCCCGGATAAGGATATTGATACCGTGGCGATACCATTGTGCCGTTGTGCCAGGCAGTTTTTCTCCTGGGCCGAAACCACCATGCAACTACGGCGCATTCAAATTATCGTGCGTTCGTCAAATGTACGCGCGCAAAAATGGGCAGAGTTCTTATACTTCGAAAAGGAATCGGAGATGATGGCCTTTGGCCCTACCGGTGATTCGCATTTTATGTATAGGAGATTAAACCATGGGCGGAGTATTTAGTAAGCCAAGCGCGCCAGCAGTCCAGGCAGTAGTCGCACAAGCAGAATCGGCAAAACCAAAAGCGGCAGAACCGGAACCAGTAAAAGCAACTTCCGAAGAGACAAAAGTAGCGGCTAATACCCGCGCCCGTCGCCGTATGGGTACCCGGTTATTGTTTAGCCAGGAGCGCTCCGCTGGTCTCGGTCAAAATCAAACGACATTGGGCGGCGGAGCTGGCCCAGGTCAAAACACTTTAGCGTAAGGAGCAAACCATGGGCGGACTATTTGGCGGGCCATCTATACCGGCACCACCCCCACCACCGGAACCGGATCCAGCGATCGCGGCCAATCAAAAGAAACAAGAAGAGCGCCTGGCGGCACAGGAGAAAGCGCAACAAGATCGTCTCCGGGCAACCAAGCGCGCCCGTCAAACCGGCGGTATGCGTTTGCTTTTTAGCCAGGAACGTCAAAATCCGGCTCTAGGCATTACACCTGAATCGCTAGGAGCTGGCGGCACCAACACAATGGAGAGCTAATCATGCCGGAAGTCTATGACAAAAAGGGCAATAAGCTAAAAGAGTTTGCGTACACCAAGTCCGGAATGGCGGCCGCACGTCGCTATGCCGCCCAGGTTAAGGGCCGTGTCGAGATTGAGCATAAAGAAGAGATGGCCAAGAAGATGAAACGCAAGCGCGAGTATATGTAATGCCGCTGAAAAAGTACCAAAACCCTAGTGGCGGATTAAATGCGGCTGGACGTGCGTTTTATAAACGTACCGAAGGATCGAATTTAAAAGCACCGGTTAAAGGTACTCCAGCGGGACCGGAGCAGTTACGCCGCAAGGCATCATTCCTGGCTAGGATGGCTGGCAATGATGGACCTGATTTTGATGAGAAGGGGCGACCAACCAGGAAACTTTTATCACTCCGGGCTTGGGGCGCCAGCTCTACGGCAGATGCAAAAAAGAAAGCGGCAACGCTTTCGGCACGATATAAACGGATGAAGGAAAGTAAAAAATGAAAAAATTGCCAGCGGCCCACGTACTTAAACGCGCTGAATTAGCTGATTCGCGCAAAGACTTATGGCGCTCGATCTACGAAGAGTGCTACGAATTTGCATTGCCCCAGCGCAATCTCTATTCCGGCCAGTATGAAGGCAAAACTCCTGGTCAACATAAGCGCGCCCGCGTGTTTGATTCGACTGCGATCAACTCGACCCAGCGCTTTGCTAACCGGATCCAGTCGGGCCTCTTCCCGCCATACCGGAAATGGATGCAACTCACTCCAGGATCGGACATTCCGAAGGATCGTCGCAAGGAAGTCGCTGACGCCCTGGACATTTATTCGGATAAATTCTTTGAAGTATTGCGTCAAACCAATTTTGACCTGGCAATCTCGGAAATGCTCCTGGACATGGCCGTTGGTACTGGCGTTATGCTTATCATGCCAGGCGACAAGGATACTCCGGTGCGCTTTACTGCGGTGCCGCAATACCTGGTCTCGTTTGAAGAGGGCCAGCATGGTACCGTGGATAACGTGTACCGTAAGTTACGCGTAAAAGGCGAGGCGATTACGACACAATGGAAGGATGCCAAGATCCCGGCTGATCTCCAGGTCAAGATTGATCGCAAACCCGAAGAAGAGATCGATTTGCTAGAGGCAACGATCTACAACTATTCAACGGGTGCAGTTTGTTACTACGTTTTAGAACCTAAAGGTAAGAATGAGATCGTTTATCGTGAGCTAAAGAAGAGTTCACCCTGGGTAGTAGGCCGTTATATGAAGGTAGCCGGTGAAGTTTATGGCCGTGGTCCCCTGGTCAACGCTTTACCCGACATTAAAACCTTGAACAAGGTTAAAGAATTGCTCTTGAAGAACGCGTCGATCTCCGTGGCTGGCGTATATACGGCCGCAGATGACGGCGTATTGAACCCAGCGACAGTCAAGATCGCTCCAGGCGCCATTATCCCAGTAGCACGTAACGGCGGTCCCCAGGGCGAGAGCTTGCGTCCATTGAGATCCGGTGGTGACTTCAACGTATCCCAGCTCGTTATCAACGATTTGGTCAATGCCATCAAAAAGATGCTATTGGACGATACATTGCCGCCGGATACCATGAGCGCAAGATCCGCAACCGAAGTCGCGGAGCGCATGAAGGAGCTATCTCAGAACATTGGACCAGCTTATGGACGCTTGATTACCGAAGTCATGCAACCAATCGTGCGCCGCACCATGGAAGTCATGGACGAAATGGGTCTAATCGATTTCCCATTGAAGGTGGACGGCTCCGAAGTCAAGGTAGTGCCAACTGGATCGCTGGCCCAGGCTCAGAATATGCAAGAAGTAAACGACGTATTGCAATTCGTCCAGGTAGCGGGCCAAGTAGGTCTAGGCGCCCAGCTTGCGATCAACCAGGAAGAGCTGGCCGATTACCTGGCCGATCGCCTGGGAGTGCCAAGTTATCTGATTAACTCAAAAGAGCAACGCCAGGCAATCATGGCGCAAATGGCCCAGGCCGCCCAAATGGCCCAGGCCGCACAAGCACCCGCTGGCGCAGAACAACCACAAGCACAAGAGGTCTAAAAGATGATGGAAGAAGGATGGGAAGGTCTCCGGTCCCCGGAGATCAAGCAAAAGGGCGCGTCGGACAATGAGATTGATCTCCTGGTCACTCGCGTCTTTTCTACCGATGATGGCGTAAAGCTCTTGGAATGGCTAAGAGCTACAACCATCGAACAGCCGACCTGGTTTCCTGGCGAGGACCCTTCCCATGGGTTTGCCCGCGAGGGTCAAAACTCCCTAGTCCGGGAATTAGAGCGGCGAATTAAACGAGCGAGGTCTTAAATATGAGCGATACCGACAACTTGACCGCTGATACTAGCGATAATCAAGCCGGCAATAACGCAACAAGTAGCAACAAGGACGATTCAGGTAGCCTACTGAACGTGAAACCAGCGGAAAAACCAGGTCAAAAGATGGATGATCTAGTGGCTCCGCACATGGAAGTAGATCCAAACGACAAGCCCCAGGAAGTAGATAACGACGAAGAGCTGGATTTCGTTCGCCCTGAATTTTTTCCTGAAAATTTTTGGGACGAAGAATCCGGTCCGGACGTTGAGGGACTGGCCAAGGCGTACTCTGAGCTACGGGCCAAAATGTCTGCTGGTAAACACAAGGCACCCAAGGACGGTAAGTATGAGATTACCAGTCTAAAGGACCGCGGAGTGGCCGAAGATGATCCGATGTTAAAGGATTTCGTAGGACTGGCCAAGGATCAAGGTCTTAGCCAGGAGCAATTCGATCAAATGATCGATCTCTACACGAATCACATGGGCGCCGCCGATGAGCAAATGAAAACAAGCCGCGAAGCTGAGATGAAGAAACTGGGCCGCAATGCGGACAAGATTGTTCAATCAACTGAGCAATGGCTAGTCAAAATGCAAAATGCTGGCACTCTCAATCAAAACGAGATCGAGGCAATTGGGCGCGCTAGTAATAATGCGTCGTTTATTTCTGCGCTCCACAAGATCCGGGCATCCTATATGGAGACGGACATCCCTGGGCTTGAAATGCAAGAAAGTCAAAAGGCAAGTATGAGCGATGTTCAGTCGATGATGGCTGATCCAAAATACGGAAAAGACGCGGCTTACACCAAAAAAGTGGAAGATATGGTCTATTCAATGTTTGGAGAGGGAAACCGTTAGACTTCCCGGTCACAACGAAAAAGAGTGCGAAGCTGATTGCAACGCACTCTTTTTTTATTTATAGTGTTACGTAATGGATAACCGCAAGGCCCGTTACTACGCGTAGCGACCCGCTTGGATAATCGCAAAGCTAAAAATGATTTTTAATTTTTTAAACTTTGATATGAAAGGAAATTGAGATGGCTCTTCAAATCTCTAATGCTTTCGTCACGTTATTCGATAGCGAAGTTAAACAAGCATACCAAGCGCAACGCGCCCTGGCTGGTTTGACACGTGAGCGTACTAACGTAGAAGGCTCGACTGTAAAATTCCCAAAAATTGGTAAGGGATCCGCATCTGTTCGTGTACCACAAACCGATGTAGTACCTTTAAACGTTACTTATTCACAAGTAACTGCAACCATGACCGACTATATCGCCGCTGAATATAGCGATATTTTCCATCAGCAACGTGTTAACTTTAACGAGCGTCAAGAGCTTGTTCAAGTTGTATCCGGTGCTATTGGCCGTCGTATGGACCAAGTAATCATTGACGCTTTAACTGCCGCATCCAGCACCGGTACAGTCGCTAAGACTATTGCCGATGATGGTTCGACTGGTTCAGCATCAAACTTAAACGTTGGTAAACTTCGCGCCGCCAAGAAGATTTTGGACGCAAAGAACGTACCAATGGAAGGTCGTACGATTGTTCTCCATGCGAACAACTTGTCCGCTCTGTTAGGTCTAACATCCGTGACCAGCTCTGACTTTAATACAGTTAAGGCTTTGGTAACTGGTGAAGTAGATACCTTCTTGGGCTTTAAGTTTGTGACCGTGGGTGATCGCGATGAAGGTGGCTTGCCACTCTCCAGCTCTGATCGTACTGTTTATGCTTTCCATCGCGATTCCGTAGGAATGGCAATCGGTCTCAATCAAACTAGCCGTGTTGACTATATCGCTGAGAAAACATCTTTCTTAGTGGCATCTATGTTCAGCGCCGGCTCAGTAGCGATTGATTCTGAGGGCATCGTTAAAATCACTTGCGCTGAATAAGGAGATTAGATCATGGCATTTAATAGAGATAACTTTGGTCCAATCGGCAACGTATCTAAGCGCGGCAATGCTCCAGTAATGTGGGGTTATAAAAGCGCCGATGCAATCGCTACCGTAAACACTTCCGGGTATTTTGATGCCGTATCGGATTTGGTTACTGTTGGCGATATGATTTATTGCTTTGACACCGCTACACCAACTGCAAATTTAGTCATTGTTTTAAGCAATGCTTCAGGCGTAGTCGATGTATCCGATGGCACCGCAGTAACCGTAGCTGACGCAGACTAAGCAGTAGTAATAAGTCCGGGCGGATCAATCCGCCTGGATTTTTATCATTAAAGGATTGTTATGGCGTCGGGTGATACAAAACTATCGATATGTTCTGATGCTCTTATTTATCTAGGGCAAAAACCACTAACGTCATTTTCAGAAGTTTCTGATTCGTCGCAGATTTGCGACCGCCTTTATGATGACATCCGGGACATGGTTTTGTGTATGTATCCCTGGAGCTTTACCCTAAAGAAAACCCAGCTTGCCCGTTTGGTAGATACGCCGACATTTGGCTGGAAATACCTTTATCAATTACCTGGTGATCGCATCGCTGGCGTTCGCGCCGTCCATGCGGATGACACCGTTAACTATCCGGCCACCGTTGAGTTTGACGTTCAGCAAGACAAATTGCTGACCAACATTGAAGAGGCTTGGATCGATTACCAATACCGCACACCTGAAAGCGAAATGCCTAGCTATTTCGTCAATTTCTTGAAGTACGCCCTGGCCGCTAACTTTGCTCAGATGGTAACTGACCAGCTTACAAAAGCTGAGTATTACCAGCGTTTAGCATTTGGATTGCCGGAAGAGAATATGCGCGGCGGATTCTTCCGCCAGGCAATGACCATTGACGCACAAAGCCGTCCGTCCGTTACATTGGATAACCAGGACGCATTCCCGCTTATCAATGTACGGTTTGGATAATGCCACGTTCAGTCCTCATTCAAACCAATTTTGTAGTCGGTGAATTGGACCCGCTCTTGCGCGGCCGCATTGACTTAAATCAATATTACAACGCACTCCAAAAAGCAACTAATGTAGTCATTCAACCCCAGGGCGGCGCACGTCGTCGCGAAGGTTTGCAATACATTGACACCTTGCCGGCTAACCTGGCAAGCCAGGCACTTAAACTTGTGCCGTTTCAATTTAACGTACTTGATTCCTATATGTTTGCGATCGTCCCTGGACGCGTTTACATTTACAAGAACAAGGCGCTTTTAACTAACATCAATGGATCCGGCGATAACTTCCTGGCCGTTGCCGGCTTTACGGCCGCAGTAATC